ACGTCGCCCGGCTGAAGGAGGAGCACGGCAGGAAGTTCGGCTTCTGGTCGCTCACCGCCGCCTGATGGTCGTGCTACCGGAAAATCAGGTTCCGGCCCGTTGGAAGCATTATGGAAGCACGAGGCTGAAAGACGCTGCGCAATCCCGACAGATCGTGCGCAGCGGGGCCGCTTCGCCGAGATCGGCAAGTGTCGGAAATTGCGAAAGAACTCGCGTTTCCGAGTGATTGTTCATGGTTCGTTCGGCACGACTCATAACCTGAAGGTCGTAGGTTCAAATCCTACCCCCGCAACCAAATTTTTCCTGCGAAATATCAAAGACTTAGGCCGCCCTCGGGGCGGCTTTTGCGTGTCGCGTCGTGTTGCAAGCCCGTCCCGAACACTCCCCAAAGATTCCAAAGGCTTACGTCCAGCCCCGATTCCTCCGTGCAACACGGATGCGACACGGGACAGCGCTGATGTTCGCGGGGCGTTCACACCGTCCCGGGCTAGTGTGCGAGGAGTTGGCCTGCCATAGTCGCGAGCAAGATAGTTGCTCCGAGTGGTGATATGCCGATTCCAGATTTCCAGACCTTGATGCTTCCCGTCCTCCGCCTTGCCGATGCGGGTGAGATCAAGGTCGCGGATGCCGTGGGTCGGGTTGCCGATGAATTCGCCCTTACCGATCATGAGCGCGAGGAGCTGCTGCCCAGTGGCCGCCAAGCGAAGATCGCGAACCGCGTCCACTGGTCGGTCACCTACCTCGTGAAGTCCGGCCTCGTAGAGCGCCCGCGGCGTGGCTACTTCGCAATCACGCCCAAGGGTAAATCGGTCCTGTCGAGCCCGCCCGAACGGATCGACATCGCGTTCCTCTCACAGTTCGACGGCTTCGACGAGTTCCGGACCAAGGCCAATGAGGATCACTCGGCCGAAGTCGAACCGACGCAGGATCTTGCCGCCGGGACCCCAGAGGAACGGGTGGAGGCAGCATTCGAGGATCTGAACGCCGCGCTACGGGAAGAACTGCTCGAACGCATCTTGGTGATGCATCCGACCGCGTTCGAGAAGCTGATCGTCGATCTCATGCTCGGGATGGGCTACGGCGCAAATGGATCGGGCGAGCGGCTCGGCCGCACGAGTGACGGCGGGATCGATGGCGTGATCAACGAGGATGTGCTCGGCCTCGACATCATCCACCTCCAGGCCAAGCGCTATGCGACCGGCAACAGCATCGGCGTGGAGAAGATCCGCGAGTTCGCCGGGGCGTTGGACGAACGCGGCGCCACGAAGGGCGTGTTCGTGACCACCAGCCACTTCGCGCCGGCCGCGATCCAGTATGCGCAGCGCAGCCCGAAACGCCTGATCCTGATTGACGGAGAAGAACTGACCCGGCTGCTGGTGAAATACGGCGTGGCGGTTCGGGGCTACCGCATCCTCGAACTGAAGAAGGTCGACACGGACTACTTCGACGAGGCCGAGGGCTGACCCGGCTCCAGCTGCGCCAGTGCCTGTTGCAGGAGCAGAACGGCATCCGCGACAGTGCCGACATGGCCCCAGTGAACATCATCGGGGGAAACGCAGAAATGGTCGGCCGACAGGGCAGCAAGCCTCTCCAGCAAGCCGTCGAACTCGGCCTTCCTGCTGATGAAAGCGCTCACCGCCCTATCGTTCTCGTCTTGGCTCATTGGGCGCTCCTCGCTGGGTCGTCGCGACGCAGCGATCCATAGGTGCGCGGCGAAAGCGAGCAGTTGCAGCGGCTTGGCCGATCCTTAGGCCGCCGCCGTCGCCACGCCATCCAGCCGCACCGCGACGCTGATGACGCCGTTCCCGGCCGCCTCGACCGCGGTGCCGATGGGAAACCGCCCCGCCGCCGGGGTGGTCACTTCCTTCGCCGTGTTGTCCCACGCCACGCGCGCGCCGACCGTGAGCACCGCCGCGCTGGCCTTCGGCAGCTGGAACACGCCGGTGGTGGAGAGCTCGACCGGGTCGCCCTCGGCCGACGAGTAGGCGGCGATGCCGAAGATGCTGCCCACGATCAGCGCGTCGCCCGAGGCGATGCCGCCGGCGGGCGTGGTGACGCGGACGATGTGGCCATTCTGGAGGTAGTTCTTCATCTCAGAGACCTTTCGAGGATTGGATGCGGACGACGGAGACGCGCCCGTCGCCCCCGCGATCTGCCGGTTGAGGTCCGCGAGCGCGGCGGCCATCTCGCCGTCGCTCGCGTAGGTGATGCGCTTTCCGTCGTATTCGACGGTGCGGACGCCCCGATAGCGCGCGGCCATCAGGGCGTCGCGCCAGGCGGTGAGCTGGGCGAGGTCGGCCATGCTCATGCCCCGGCGTTCATGAACCAGCCGCGATGGTCGATGAACCCGGCCCCGAAATCCAGGATCACCCGGATCTCCACCTTGTCCACGTCCCACCCCGAGCGGCTCTCGACCTGCGGGCCCTCGGCACCCGAGAGATAGGCGAACTCCAGCCCGTCGATCTCGCCGGGATCGGCAGTGACGTACCAGCGGGTCGCGCTCGACAGGCGCGGTTCGACCACCAGCGACAGCGATCCCGAGAACGGGTTCACGTCTGCCGCGGTGGCGGGCGCGATGCTGGCCAGCCATTTCTCGGCGGTGGTCTCAAGCGCGGGCGGCACCAGGAGGTTGCGCGGCGTCACGCGGATCGTGCGGTCCTCGATGCCCTTCTGCGTCCTGAGCGCCAGCCGGGCCGCCGAGAGCGTCGCGTCGGAGATCACAGCACCTGTGCCCGCCTTGTTGCCGTGATCGGCATGGAACAGGGTCTTGCCGTCCGACATGGTGGGACCGTTGCCGCTGCCGGCCTCGAGGAGGGTGACGAGGATGCGCGCCTCGGTCTCGGCCGCGGCCTGACCCATGCGGCGGGCGAGGTCGGAGAAGGCGCCGAGATCGTCGTTCACCAGCACCTGCCGGGTGATGCCGATCTTCCGCGCCCAGGTCTCGACCTTGTAGGCCTCGCGCGCCTCGGCCATGGTGCCGGTCTTGATCTCGCCATGCTCGTTCAGCTTCTCCAGTAGCGGCGCCTCGCCCAGCATGATCTTGTTCACCGCGCGGAAATCCCGCGCCGTGGTCTGGCGCCCGAGGCGGCGGATGCCGGAAGGCGCGGCTTGGTAGGCGTCTCGCAGCACGCGGCCAACCGTGTCCCCGAGGATGATCGGGAAGTCGGAGGTGGTGTGCAGCGCCCGGGTGACGAGGCTCGCGGGCGACAGGGCCATGGTGGACTCGCCGCGCAGGGTCAGAAGCTCCTTAGCCATGTCCACAGGCCTGGAATAGGCGTAGCGCCGGGGGGGCTCGCTCAGCTCGTGACGCGGGTTGATCCGGGCGTAGAGCGCCTCGCCCATCTGCCGGGCGCGCAGGGCCGGATCGTCCTGGCTCTCGCCCATCTCGACGCGGACCTGCTCGGTGCGGATCGGCGGCGCGGATCGCTTCGCCAGCGCCTCGAAGGCCGCGCGGCGCGCGGTGTCGGGATCGGCGCCTCCGTCAATCTGGCCGTCGATCCAGGACTGGTCCAGCCCGGCGATGCGGGCGATGGAGCGGATCTCGGCGTTCGCCTCGGCGCGGGTCTCCGTTTGCGCCTCAGGCGAGGCCGGGGTGGTGGTCGTGTCTGTCATCTCCATCTCCATGCGAATGTGGGCGCCGGGGTCGGCGGGCGTCGGCACCAGGGAAATCTCGTGGGGTGTCCAGCGGACGGCGGTCAGCACGCGCGCGCCGTTCTCGGTGGACTCGGACCAGTCCTCGACCGAGTAGCCGACCGAGACGTGCCGCAGGATGCCCGCAAGTACGTCCTGCCAGACTGGCTCCACTTCCGGCCGGGCCGAGAACTGGATGAGCGCGGCGCCGCGCTTGCCGTCGACGGCGGCGCTGCGGACGGAGCCGAGCACGTCACGCACGGCCGTCTGGCGGTGTGCATCAAGGACGCTGGCGCCTTCGAGGCGCGACAGGTCCACGGCTTGCGGATCGAGGCTCAGCCGCTCGATGTACTGGCCCGCCATGTCGCGGCGGCGCACGGGCGCGCCAGTCGACCAGACCACCTCGACGGTGCGGCCTTCCGGATCGGCCGTTGCGGGCGCCAGCGTCGCGCGGCGGCTCAGAAGGCAAACCTTGTCATTCCCGACGTTTGAGCGCGTCGGAGCCGGAGTGGTCGCTGTGTCAGCCATCGGCGGCCTCCTTCTGCTGCGGCGCTGCCGTCAGGCCGAAGGCGAGCCCGAGGCCCTCCGCGCGCTCGCGTTCGGCGGCGATCTCGGCATCCACCTGTTCGGCGTCGTAGCCGCGCTCGGAGATCGCCTGGGACCGGCTCTTGAGCCCCGCGCCGATCGCCATGATCTCGGCCTGCACGTCCTTCATCGGATCGACGTAGTCGAACTTCGGCGGCAGCCATTCGCAGCCGAGGTAAGCCTCGGGGTTCCGGTCGAAGTCCCGCGCGGGCAGCTCGCCCGTGAGCACCGCCAGCCGCACGAACCGCTCCCAGACCGGACGGCAGAACAGGTGAACGACCACGTTGTGCTGCAGCTGTTCGACCCGGCGGCGGAACTCGATCAGCCCGGCGCGGATCGAGGAATAGGTGACGCCCTCCAGGTCGCCCGACACAAGCTCGTAGGGCAGGCCGAGCCCAGCCGCGACGGCGCGGAGGTGGTTCTTGACGAAGGGCGCGTAGGCGTCGTGCTCGGTCGGGTTCGAGAAGCGGATGTCGGTGCCGGGCGGCAGCGGGATCAGGCTGCCCGGCTCCATGCCTACGGTCAGCGCGCCGCCGGTGTTGGTGCCCGAGAGCCCGCCCGCCGTGCCGTCGGGATCGGTGATGAAGCCGGTGAACAGCGCCGCGACCTTGGCCTTCACCAGCGCGGCGTCCTCGAACTGGTCGAGCTCATGCAGCCGCAGCAGCACCGGCGCGAGCCAGGTGATCCCGCGCAACTGGCCCGCGGCGAGCGGCTTGAAGAGGTGCAGGCAATCGGCGGCGGGGACGCGGAGCGGGTCCATGCAGAGAGACCCCAGCGGATCGCCCGGGCGGGAGGACAAGACCCGGTAGGCGACCCGGCGACCGGCGGCATCGAACTCGATGCCCGCACGGATCCGCGCCCCGCCGCCGATCTCGCGGTGCAGGTCCATGGGAACCTGCTCGCGATCCAGAAGCTCGAGGTGGAGGGGGACCGTGGCGGCGTCGCTGGCCACGCGCAGCCGGGCGAAGCTCTCGCCGCTCTCGACCATCGCGCGCACGGCCATGGCCTGCAGCCCGTAGAAATCGGCCAGCCCGTCCGGGGCGGCATGATCGGTCCAGCGCAGCCACAGCGCCTGCAGCCGTTCGCGCACCGCGCGGTCGGGATGCGTGGATTGCGGCTTGATCCCGGCGCCGACGACATTGCCGATCAGGCTGTCCACAGCCGCCGCGACCCACGGGTTGTTCCGCGCATACCACCCGGCCCGCCGCGCCGCCGTGGTCGCGCCCGCGAGGACCGCCGCGTTCAACCCGTCGACCGTCCGAGTTCCCTCCCAACGCCGCCCGCCACCCGCGGCATCGAAGCCGCGAGCGCGCGCGAGGCCGAGAAGGCGATGGAGGAAGGTCCGCATGGGCGGCAGAATCGCCCGAAACGGACCCTCAAGCTATTGGGAATGTTTGGGAAGAAAATCAGGTGTGTCGTGAATGAATGGCAAGGCAGGCGGCCCTACTCAAGCCTTGTTGCTGCCGAAGGCGCTCCCCCTATCTCGCCTGTTCGATCAATTGGCCTTTGCCCACCAAGGATCTGTGATCCGGGAATGTCTCGCCGTAGCTCTGCAATTGTGGTGCGGAACATACGACAGTCAACCAACTTCCCTCTTGGCTCCGCTTAAGCCGGGTCAATCCAGCGTATACCAACGCCAAGCTCTCAGCATGTGCAGCTTCAGTAACGTAGACGACGAGCAAGCGAGACTCCCAGCCTTTGAAGCTGTGTAAGGTCGTTGCCTTAAACCTGGCATCGCCCATGTAGAAGCCCATTTTCCGGCGACGATGATCTACTCCGAAGGTGTCAACCGCATGAATGCGGTATTCTGATAGACGCTCCACGACTGCGGCACCAGACTTCATATCGCCAGCTAACATGGTGATATCCGCGTTGGCCAAACCATTCTTTCCGGTGTTGCGCATCAAGGACAGTATCTCGTCAGAGCAAACTTTCTCCGCATTTTCTGAATCGCACTGCACCCAGCGAAGGTGGCACGGATAGAGGTCGAGTGATCCTTGTTCCGGCTCCGGAAGATCAATGGCCTCTTTCGGAAGAAAAGCTTCGGCGAAGCTACGTGAAAGGTTCAGGGCGTCCGGCGGCAGCCTGTAGCTGACATTCAATTGCGCCCAGCGGCCACCGGGGAATCCAGCGCCCCTCATGACATCATCGGTCCACGCCCTGGCGGTGCCGTAGACGTCTTGGGTCGCGTCAGCGACCAGCAGCATTTCGCCATCTGCCTTGCATGCCTGACGCAGCACGTTCCACCAGAGCGGACGATAGTCCTGCCCCTCGTCAACCAAGATTGCGTCATACCTGCTTGCCCCGGGCTGATTGACCGCTTCTTCCGCCAAACGCGGAAGCGCGACATTCAGAACATCTTCTTTATGTCCATCCGAGTGGACTGACTTCCAGAGGTCGTCATAACGATGCCCCCACCCAACCTCGTAGCAGACATGTTTGCACCAGAGGTGGAAGTGCGTGAACTGGATGTTCCTGAGGCGGTGAGGAGCATTCAGATCACGTACGATGAGGTCGCGCAGGTAGTGCCAAAGAGTAATGTTGAAGGTGGCAACGAGAACGGATTTCTCCTCGTTTGCTAATCTCGCAGCGCGGGCGGCAAGTACCAATGACTTTCCAGACCCAGCCGGTCCTTTGATCCTGCGGTAGCCCTGACCTGCGACGGAACTTTCATCCAGCCGCGACCGGAGCCCAGTTGGTTGTTACGCCGTTTGGCGCAGGTTGAGCAATCGCCCGACGCGCGGAGCTTTCATCTC